TTTCTGTTAAATAATCTAAATCTCTATCATCCACATCCACTGAAATATTTGGACCGCCCATAGTTTTTATTCTATTCAAATATTCTTTAATTTTTTTCCTACACTGTTCATCTTCTTCTTTATTATTAACACCTAAATTAGTAGTAATTTTAGAAGAGGTTCTTAACTTTGGTTGTTTAACAATATTAAACCAACTCATACTAAACACCTTTTCACAAAAATTTTGGCGGAATTTTTTTTAGTAAGACCAAATTAACTCATATTCTCCATCTTTGTATTTAATTAATTCTGCTGGCCCTACTTTATCTCTAACTTCAGGAGGCTGACTATTAATATCCTCAATAACACTTTGAGGTAGTTTAACATCATCTATAATAACATCAGTAACGTAAATTCCAATTTCACGCATATTTTCAATACGTTGCCCAAAAGAAAATTCCCATTCAATTATTGCAGTTTGGTGTTCATCAATTTCTAAATCATCATAATCAACAGTTGTTCTAAAAGAAAACCCATGCATTTTATTTGCAGGTCCATCTTGTTTAATTATTTTCTTTCTTAGTTCTTCTTCCCATTTCATAACAATACCTCATTTTAATTTTACTTTTTCAAAAATTGTGGCGGAATTTTAGTGGCACTAGCAAAAACTTTTTAATTCTTTTTTTTCTATTTCCAGGATAAAAATATATTATTTAATTATTAAATGATTTAATTATATTATATTCGGTTAGTATCGAATGTATTGTATTCCTATGGGCAAAGTATTATTGTTATCTTTAATATTTATTATTATTAATGTTGCTGGCTTAATTAACCATTCATGTCGTATTAAACTCTTGTATAAAGTATTTTAGTGAAGTTTTGATTAGATATAATATAATTTATTAATTTATATTGACCCCTCATTATTTTTATATTGTATTTACTAAAAGTTTTCAAAATTAAACATTTAATTAGAGATAAACAAGTTCGTTATTCGCGCCATTTGAATAATAAATATTAAATTAGTATTGTTTGTATTATAATTATAATTATAACATATTATAGTAACGACCAGATATTTCTTTTATTTCCTTTAATTTTAAATGATGCTGATAGTCATCTTTCACATATGTTTTAATTTGACGCATTGCATCTAAATGATTCTTTAATTCAATACAATCCATATTCATAAGAGTTCGCTTATACTTATCAAAATCACGATAATACTTTGCACTCCTTATTTCATCAAGATACTTATCGCGTATATTTTCGCATCCAAACTCATTAATACTGGTTTGTCTATATTTCAATATAGAATCAAACCAATTACCCATGCAGCAGCCTATGGCTAGTAACCTATTAACTATATTGGAGCGCACATAGATATTAGACCACTAATGCATATCATCAGTCATTAAAAAAGAATCGTTTATTATCATTAAAATTTATTATTGTTTATTTTAACATTAAAAAAATTTTAGAGCAAAGCATATGGTGTGAACTTTGTGATTACACCCCATATATCAGGTAAATGATACTACAAGTGAGGTTTATTATGAAAAATAGATTAGTAGAATACTTAGAACGAGAAGTTGATTGGAAAAATGATAGCATTAGAGAGGAATATGGTATCAAATATTACTTTGATGAAGATGTATGTTTTGAGGAATGGTTAGAAGCAATTCCTCAAGAATTGTGGGAAAAGCACAATTTAGAGGAACCTGATGATATTCTTGAAACTAGTGATGCTGATGCTATTGCTGACTTAATGTTGCATCTGAAAGAATGGTGCAAAGAATACTTTAGTCGCAAAAATATTAGAAAAGGTATTGATGCCCGTAGAAGAGAAGATGAAAGAGATGCTAGGACTCAAGCGGCTGAAATGGGTTATCATGACTATTATGGTGGTAGTTATTATCCATCAGAAGGCGGTTATTCCTATTATTAACCAAATGCGCCCTTCGGGGCCTTTTTTACAAAGTTAGTGCCATATGGTTTGAAATATGATATTATGAAATGTATTGAATAATATCTTATGAATACCTGATAAATAAGGTTTAATTACATACCAACCATATGCTCCCGTAACTTTGTGATTTAATGGGGGCCTATTGGCCCGTTTGGTCATTTTGGGTGCAAAAGCACCTATAACAGACGGTGCGACCGCAGTTTTTCGATATTACCACATTACACATATCACATCTTGACTTCATCATTATTCACCTTTTGTCTCATTGTATCTGTATCTCTCATTAATACATCTATTTATGATGGGATTCCTCAAAGTTACAATCATATGGTTCTACTTTGAAAGAAGCCTAATTTATACATTAAACACTAAGTAGGTTGCGTCATCGAGAAAGGCTGATGCAGGAGAAACAACAAAAAGGTGATAAAAAATGAGTAAAACAAGTTATTACATGGATGATGAAAAATGGGATGCTACCCGTAGTAAGGTAGACGCTTGGATAGAGCAAAACGGAGATAATCCGATTGTGCCTGTTATTACGGGTATTCTAGACCAAGCACAAGAAAATGCAGATTCGCGTAAGCGATTATGGGGTGCTATTACAGCAATGTTCAGCACTGTTGATAATTCCCCAATTAAGAAGGGTAAGCCCAGAGAATCGCTACCTGACGCGGTTGAAGTGCGAATTAGCGGTATTGTTGCTAATGTTACAGCAAACAAGGCACAGGAATATATGGATAATCCATATTGTGCGCTTGAAAGCCGTAGTCGTGTTACAGCCACTTCAGAGGTCTTTTTCGGAACAGCAGAAGAATACGGTGAATACCACGGTAATCGCGTAGAACGAATGCTAATCGACGCATATAGAGCGCATGTTAAGAATGATGAAAATGCCCGCGTATTGTGGGATGGTGAGTCAATGAATGGTGATATGCCTGATTTGCAGGTAATTGCTCCAAATACGGAGGAAGAGGAGTAATCCTAGCATTGTAAGTCCTTTCTCGGTGGCCCCCTTATGGGGGTTTGCCATTACATTAGACAAAGTAGCAAACCATATGGTGTGACTTTGTTTAACCCTATTATATAGAAATAAATGAATAAAGACCATGAGAGCCATAACACGCGACGCAGTAAGAGCATTCTGCAACAACTATAAGTTTAAGCGGGATAATACCGAAATAAGAATCATTGAAAGAGATAATTATATTATAACACAAATGCGACTTCATGGGAATGTTATTGCGGAAAAGATGCCGAGCGGGTTTTATATCTCAACGTGTGGATGGGCAACAAATACAACAAAGGAACGCTTAAACGGTTTTAACGGGGTAAATATCGTTCAACGTAATTATGAGTGGTATTTGAACGGTGAACACTGGAACGGTCAAAGGATAAAGGTGTTTTGAACATATTGACCCTTTAGGGTCATATTATTCTCAAAGTTTTATGACCATATGGTTGCACTTTGAGCAAGACGATAATAGACCATTTAATATAATTAAGACGGTGATAACCATTAGAACAGCATACCAGATATATAGGAACAATAAGCCAACCAGTGAGTTTTACTCATACAAAAGGGAGGCACAGAACGAAATTGATAGCAGAAATAAGTTTGCTATCCGCCAAATCATGAAAGATGTAAATCGAATGAATGGCGCACTTAGAGGCCGAAATCGAGAAGCCTTTGAAGAAGCGGTTGATTCCGTAGCAAACCCACCTTACACAATCGTAGAAATACGTATTGAGTAATTTGGGATGCTTAGGCAGTTCTTAGAACGTAAGTCCTAAATGTCCCAATTTGGGTCATAATCACAAAGTTATGACCATATGGTTTGACTTTGCACAAAGCCTGAAATAGAGATAAAACAGGAATATCAGGAGCGTAAACACTTATACTCGGTTAAGTTGGGTTTCAAGGCTACTACCAGTTATCGCGCGATTCTGGCCCTTTACTCCTACCCAATTAACTTTCAAATGCAATACTCCGTCAATCCCTGCTATCCGTCAAGGGGGAATATGAAAAAGAGTTTAACGGACTCTTTGTAAGACAATCATTATCATAATCAGAACATCGTTTATGATTTAACACCGTTCAATATCTGCTTTACGTTTTTATTTAACCCTTTGATACGCATATGGGCGGCAAGCGTTACACGGCGAAAAACGATAATCCGTGACTAACTAATTATATTCAAAGCAGATAGTTTGAATATTAACTATTGTAAGGCCAATAGCAATGAACATTGGAACAGACAGGTAATCCATCTTCATCTCCAATAATATCATAATTGCATAAATGGCATTTAGAGCGTTTCATTCGTAACACCTCTTGCATTTAGTATTAACAATCCTATAACACTTAGAACAAAACTTAATAGATTCAAACCAATCATACATCTGGAACCCTCCAATTCACCAAAAGAAAGGAAGGCGGTCAGTAATAGGTCATTCATGTCTCTATTACTGTTTGATGTATATGAATAGGGTTTCTCAAAGTAAAACCATATGGTAGTATTAAGAAAAATAATAATTTATTATTTTGAATCTATTAGCACAGTCGGAACTGCTGGTCTGATTGTCTAGAATCCTAGACACTTATCCGGCCACTTTTGACTACTTTATGTATCTTAACCTATTCGTAATAACTAGCCATAATGGTTTATTTTTTACACCAATTCGCTATTTCTCATTTCTCACGATTCTCATAGACATTCAACAACCATATGCTCCTAACTTTGTAAAAAGGAGCCTATTATATACCCCTGTAAAGTGGGAGTATTGTCCAGCGAGGACAGGAAGAACATAACTTAGTAAAACAGGTGATTAAAATGAATGACGCAGAATGGAATAGTATGAAAGTAGAACTTGAAGAGTTCTTTAGTGTATCAACACAGGACACTTCAGCAGTTCAGGGTGTTTATGCAGGATTAGCCGCTATGGGCGATTCTAACGCAGATTCCCGAACTGGAGCAAAGAAGGCACTACAAGCATTATTGAAGGACTTTGATGGTTCTCCAATTAATAGGCGTGGAAGCCGTGGAAACCTACCTACCACAGTAGCAGTAGTTCTTGACCAACTATCGGTTGAACTACGTGATGCAATTGCAGCCGCTTTTGACTCAAACCCTAACTTTAGGGCTATTGTCCACCGACACGGAAAAGCCGTTTCTAACGGTGCTTCTCCGAATTATACGGATGGTGCAGAGTTTGGTGCTTATATCGCTGGAAAGGCGCGAAAGGCTGGTGCAAGCCTTTATTCCTCCGGTGATTGGGATGGGTCATTAGACACCTTAGTTTCTACTATCACTGAAACGGAGGTTTACGAAGAGGAATGATTCTTCCTTTTCGTTCTCGCTGGACAAACCCCCTAATCTGGGAATTGGGCTTAATTGCCTGATTCTCAGGTTAGGGTTTTTTTTATTTTCAAAGTATAAAACAACCATATGGTCCTAAAAAAATAAATTAGGCATTACTATATTTCGCCGCCATAGGCCCCCCTCTGACTATAAATACCTCACGCAGCACGTAGATATGTTGAGCCTAATTAGTTATTATGCCTTTCAAACACGCTTATTTCCTAGTTACTATGTATAAACCCTCTACTTATTGGTCTTACATATTACCCTACTCACAATTGGTCTTTCTTAAGGTCAATTCCAATTAACATTAGTATAATATTACATACTTCATACTGAATACTCTTATATTAATACTAATATTGATATTAACGTATGCGTCTAATATCTAATGCAACTGGATTTCATTTCTCATCGTTTCTCATGAGTGATAAATGAAAACCTATGCAAAATGAAGAGGTTGTGTTACATAAGTTATTGATAATATATTTCAATTATCATTTATCACATTTATCATCATCTTCTATCTTCTTCTTCTTCTTCTTCTCTCTTGAGCGTGACCCCCCATGAGAAATGAGAAATGAGAAATGAAATACATTTTGAATAGGTTACGCTACACAACATACACAATACGAGTCCTTTATGTTTATTCTCATCCATCATGCGATGATAAACGACATAATAGATAAAAACAAACAAGAAGTGATTAATTATGAAAACAATAGTAACGAAAGAAAAATATAATGGCTGGTTATGCAGATTTAAAAATAGCAAGATTAAATTGTGGAGATTTATTATTGATAGTAAGGCCGAAGTAATTAAGCAAACTATGAGTAGATGGGGCGTTTCTGAAAAAACAGCCAATGAATATTATGCTAAATATATTCCTGATTTGATTGCTTTGTTAGCAACTGATAAAGAAGAAAGAGAACAATATATTCAAGAACACTATTTTGCCTGTAATAGAGCAAAATATGAGGCTCATCTTTTGAAACAAAAGAGGATTGAAAAAGGCCTTAAGGTGAATTATCAGAAGGATGAAAAACCATCGGTAAAAAAATACAACAAATGGTCTAATGAAGAGTTAGAACAATTAAAACTATTATATGAGGTCTACAAAGACGAAAGAGGATGGCCGAAAAAAGCAGCCAAAGTTCTTAATGAAGCATTTCATGAAGGTTTAGAAATAAGAACGGCATCGAAAGTGTATTCTAGATATAATTTAATGTTGATGAAGGAAGAAAAATTAGCACAAAAAAGCGACTTACCCAAAGTTAATAAGGGTGCTAAACGAGAGAATGATGAGATTATTCTAGACGCTACAAAGGAGGCGAAAGTAATGAGTTTTAATGATACACAGAAATCTATATCAGTTATGTGTGATAGAATTAAAACTATGTTACTTGCTAAGAATAAACAATATGGGGATTCAGTGATGAGTCCTATTCGTGTATTCTCTAAGGCTGATAAAACAGAACAATTGAAGGTGCGAATTGATGATAAAATTAATCGTCTTCTTCAAGGCGACGAAAGTATTGAATCTGATGTTGATGTAATTGATGATTTGATTGGTTATCTTATTCTATTGAGAATATCAATGGAGGAATAAATATGAATGAAAAAGAAAAGGAAATGGAAAGATTATTAGATATGCCTCCAACTGAATTGGTAGATTATCTTTTAGAAATAAAGAAAAAACTACGTGATGCTACTGATTTATTAAATGATTGTGGCTATAAATTAATAGATGGAGTTTGGCGGGATATGGAATATTATCCTAATGATTTGGAGTGATTAAGATGAAAAGCAGACGAAGACAAAATAACACTAGAATAATATATTGTTACAAATGTAGTATAGGATATTCAATATCCCCTATTACTGATGAACGTGGTAAATTATATTGTAGGAGATGTGGAGTAGTAACTAATTTTGAACCTTCACCTAAGCCTCTAACTATGAAAGAAGTGCATAAAAGACATAGAGAGAGACATCCAAATGATAAGATTTCTTTTGGTGAAAAACCAGTCAAGAATTGGACAACAAGAGAAATGAAAAAGATTGAAAAGTATAGAAGGTTTGTGACTGTATTAGATGACTTCACAAACAGATATGAAGATTCTCCAGTAGTTCCAGCAATAAGGGATATGACTTTAATGCTTAAAGCAGAAAATAGTATTCAAGAAATGGATAATGCTTGGAGTGCAATTAAGATTGTTTTACAAAGTAATGAAGATATGAAATTATTCATTGCTGATAAAAAGAACGCTTAATTGAACAATATGGGTCTATGGCTTAGTCAGGTAGAGCGACGGGCTTTTAATCCGTTGGTCGGGGGTTCAAATCCCTCTAGACCCACCATATTTTAACTCGGTTTTGTGCCAAATAAAAAAGATAAAGACCTTCTCGTTACGTCGCTGTAACGGCAATAGGGGTTGCTTTCAACCGAAATCTTTCCGAGTTTTTCAAGGTTTTGCACAGTAATAAATTGAATGGGGGCCAAAACGAACGCATGTGCGTAATTCAATTTTCCTTAACTTTCACGCGGTTTTGTATCGAATAAAAACGATAAAGGGTTGGTAGCCAGATAATAGGGGTTTTCTTCTTGAACCGAAATCGTTCCGCATTTTAATTCAAACTGGGTTTTGCAGCAAATAAAAACTAGAAAACTTGGCGTCTTTCACTGTTGATAGTAGAGTCCTTTCTATGAACTAGTTCCCAGTTTATTAAACATAAAGCAGGTATATCCGAGTTGGTCAAAGGAGCCGGAGTTAAGTTCCGGTGCAAAATGCTTCGTAGGTTCGAATCCTACTACCTGCACTTATATTCTATTACTGGGTTTTGTGCCAATTAAAAACGAAAAAGTGGTTTTTCATCGAGAATTCTTTCAAGGAGTTCGGGAAGGCAATAAGGGACGTGGGTGTCCAAATTCGTTCCCAGTAATTAGAGGTGATTAAATGAAATGTAAAGAATGTAATAATAGAGCAACAACGAAATATTTTCATTTTGTTGTTTGTGAAATCATTGCTATTGATTTATGTGATAAGTGTTGTGATGTATATGATAGAATGCAAAAAGTGTAATGATACAGGAATGCTTCCAATAATAATTATTTCTCCGTTAGGTGAAAAAGAACAAGATGTTATTATTTGTGAGTGTGTTCTTGAGCAAATAGAAAAAGAGTATTTAGACAAAGAGGCGACTCTTAATGAATGACTTATATAAGGTAGCCCCTATCCGAAAGTGTAGAAATTGTGGGGCGTTAAAACCTAACTATTTAACAGGTAATTGTAATGGTTGTCCAAAGTGCATCAGTATGGGTTTTATTTGTTGGTGTAAGTATCAGGTGATAAAATGAGTGGTAAATGTTTTATTTGTGGAAATTCTATATTGAAGGGAGAACAAAGTCACATTTCTTATGAGATGAGAGATGGTGAACTAAAAGCAATTTATTATTGTGATTCATGTTTTATGAGTTCAACAGGAATAGTGATAAAATGAACGCTGATGTATTTAATGCCTTAATTATAGCATACGTTCTCGGAGTCCTCACTCCTATTGTAATACAGTTTTACAGAAACAAGATTCCAGAAATTAAAGCAGGAATGAAAATAGCAAAGGCTATAAAAAATAAAAATAAGAAGTGATAAAATGAATATATTTGTTTTAGATATGAGTCCAGAAATTAGTGCAAAGCATATGGTAGATAAGCATGTAGTTAAAATGCCTACTGAAAGTATGCAAATGTTATCTACTAATTTGAATCATTTTGGTATTGTAAGTCCATATAAACCAGTAATGTTAAATCATCCTTGCACTATTTGGGCAAGACAAAGTTATGAAAATCATGAGTGGTTATTAGAACATTGTCTAGCATTATGTAAAGAATATACTGCTAGGTATGGTAAAACACATGCAGTTGAAAATACCTTTAATCAGTATTGGGATGAACTTCATCAACAAACACTTTATGTTGATTGGCCTACTATTGGTTTAACTCCATTTGCTATTGCTATGGATGATGTTTATCGTGTAGAACAAAACGAAGAAGAAGATGATTTTTCTTTTGCTATTCGTTCTTATCATAATTATTATTGTTATGGTAAAAATCATATTGCTAATTGGAAAATACCAGAACACAGACCTAATTGGTTTGAAAAGAAATATTTTAAAAGAAAGAAAACAACTAATGTAAAAAGAATTAGTTGGCCACCGAGGAGAGATTAAAATGAAATTATTAGAAATAGTAGAAGAATATTTGAAAGCAAGAAATATGGATTTTGCTGTATTGGAAGAACATTCAACAATAGCGTTTGGTTTTGAAGGTATGAGTAAAACTAATTGGCATTGTATTTTTCAAACAAGAGAAGAAGAAGAACAAGTGATGTTTTATTCTACCTTTGTAGAAAATATTAAACCTAAATATATTCAAAATGTGATTAATTATATTACTGATGAAAACTATCGTTTAGTTGTTGGTAATTTTGAAATCGACAGAAGAGATGGCGAAATAAATTATAAAACATCACTAGATTGTAGTAATGTTGAACTGACTCATAGCATACTTGATGGTATTATGTTTAGTAATTTATCTACTATGGATAGACACATAGATAATTTCGGTTTATTAAATAAAGGAAAAGAACCTAAATATTTAGAACCGCCGAAAGCAAATGTAAGAATAGATAATCCAAATTGGAAAGATAGTTTGGGGGATTTAGAATGAATGAAGAAGAATACGAAATGTATGAAATGAAAGAACGACGAAAGTTGATGAGCGAAAAATATGCAAAGGATGTGTAAAAATGAAAGTAATAAGTGAATGGAATGTAAAGAAAACAAGAAAAGAATTTGAATGCGAAACCTGTGGAATGATTATTCCAATAGGTTCACCTACAAGGAATCAAAAGATTTCTACTGATGATGGTATCATTACAGTTAGACATTGTGATTTTGATTGTGGTAATAAGAAGAAGTCAAACTATAATCGAATAGTTTATCCTATTCTTACTGGTGTAATTGCATTTGTAGGATACATGATTTGGAGTGGAATGTAATGAGCGTAACGGTTGAATTTGTTTTGATTGATGATATGGAAATGCCTCCGATTGTGATAGCAATGGATAGGCAGAATCAACCAAAAGTAACACTAAATAATTATTATAGAGAATGGCTCGGTATTCATCGGAAAGTATTCGGTGGAATGGGTGAAGGGCTTTATAACAAGATTGACCAATTAATTGATAATATGCTTCAAGAAGGTTGGGAATATAAACAAATGGATAAGGAGGATTTTGAATGAATAAGAAAATAAATATGGAAGAACATGTAGAATGGATTCTAGCAATTACAAACTGTGCTGAAAAGATGGGGTTGATTGAATGAATATGGTTAAAAAGTTTGTTCAGAATCAAAAAATTAAGAATTGTAATCATGCATTATCTACATATGTGGATAAACATCAAGTAATAAAAGAAAATACCATAGAAGAAACACATATATTTACTTGTCCTGAATGTGGTGGTAAAGGGACACAATTACACGTAATTGAAAGATATATAACATGGGAGCGTGAAGAATAATGGAAGAATTAGTATTACCAAAGAGAGCATTAGGAAATGGAAAATGGGACCGTATGTTAAAGAAGCGTATGGTCGAATTATCCGTAGCAGATAATTATGAAGAAGCAAAGCATGAATGGGTAGCAACTGGAAGAATCTGGTATATTCCCTTTTTAGGAGATTATGCAGAAGATGGTAATAATTATCTAAATGAGTTTAATGCAGAATCTAATTGCACTCATCATACAGGAAAGTGTTTATGCGGTCATAGAATTGTTTGGCACTTTGAAATTCATAATACAGAAAATGATAATTATGAGATTGTAGGTTCAGACCATATTGAATCATATCTAATTATTCGTGAGATTTCTGAAAGAACTGGTCTAAGTGAAGATGAGATTACTGATGAAATGATTGAAGAATGGTTAGATACTCGCGTTAAGTCGCTAAAGGCTCAATGGTGGTGGGATAGAAACGGTGAATTGTTTGAAGATATGTTTAATGCAGTTAAAGAAATTGACTTACGTTTTAATGTAAGAGAAACTGGAACATATTATGATTATGAATTAGCAATGAATCGCCCTAAGACAAAAATTAGAAAGCGTGGAACTGGACAGTTTGGAGATTATGATTACAAAATGGCTTCAATTGTTTGGAGATGGAATCATCCTGATAATCCAAAGGCTCAAATCAATACAACAGGTTATCCTAATGACCGTCTTTATCAGGATTTAATTATCTTTTATTCTCAAGTGCAGGATTTTAGAGATAGAATGCAAAAAGAAGATGACTTCCTAGAAAAGAGAAGGGAAGAAATTCAAAACGGTAGAGAACAAACTAGGAGAAATGAGGCAATTCGTGTAGCGAATTCTATGCGTGAAGCAAGAAATGATGATTCTTTTGCAGAAGCGTGTGAGTTCTATGGAATTGAGCCATTTTCTGAAGAGATTGGTTCTAATGATTGGGAAAGAAGGTTCCTTAGAGATGTTAGAACTAGAATAATCGACGGAAAAAATCTTAGTGATAAGCAGATGGACGTTTTACGCAGGATTTTAACTCCTAATAATGACCCACCAACAGAAAAGCAATTAAATTTCTTGAATCGTTTAGGGTATGATGGTGAACAACCTAATACAAAAACAGAAGCAAGTAGGCTTATTGATGGTATTATGAAAGAAAGGAGAGGTGAATAGTAATGACTGATATAACACATATAGAACTATCATCAACTAGATATGATGAAATAAAGGAAGCGATGTTTATGCAACATGTAGAAATAAATAATTTAAGGGCGTTAGTGCGCCATTATGAAAAAACAATAAATATTCTCACAGGTCGGCTTATGGAGCAAGGGGAAGTTCTTATAGACCCCGACGATGTGGGAAAAGTAACAACGGAGAGTGAATAAAATGAGATTGAGAATATTAAATGAAACTGGACATACTGTATTAGAAGTGAATGCTGAAGAAATTGTGGAGTATATTGATGACCATCCCGCCCATTGGGTGTTTGTAGATGGTGAAATCGTATCGAGAGAAGATATACGTCAAATTGATTGGACTCAAATTGAGTCAGTAGATTTAACACCCGCAATTGTCGGCGGTATTAACTAAATTGGGTAAATTGGAGGGGTAATCCCTACCCCTCCTTTTATCCTCTTTTTCAACCACAAGAGGCGTTAGCATGGTTTATGAAAATTTATGTAAAGAGGCTTTAGCCGCATTAATGGAACATGGGTATGGTTGGATTTTAGATGATATAAAAACCAATACTGAAGGTAATGTTCTATTTGACCCTAATTTTTATCCAGTCGGATATAGATTAGCACATTCAACGACACATAAAAGTGTTATAGTAGCAGACGGTAAAACCGTTGTTAAAATTAGAAACAAAATTTTTGAATGCATTGATGAAGCGATTCAAGAATATGGTTTAAAAATAATGGAATCATTCAATGATTGGGAATTTATTTCCGATAAAGAATGGATGGTTCTTAAAAGAAATGGTAATTGGCTTACTTGTTTTAGCACAATAAGCGAAATACCTGTAAGAAGCACATTGAGGGCTTAACATGAGAAATGACCAAAAGATATTAAGCGATATTACAGTTCATATGAAATACTCTAAATATTTAGATTCAGAAAATCGTAGAGAGAATTGGGATGAAATTTGCGAAAGAAATATGCAAATGCATTTGAAACGATTCCCCGAACAAATACCTGCGATTAAAGAAATATATGAGAAATTTGTAAAGACAAAGAAAATTTTACCTTCTATGCGTTCTATGCAATTTGCTGGAAAGCCGGTAGAAATTTCTCCCAATAGAATATACAATTGTGCATATATGCCTATTGATGATATTATTGCCTTTTCAGAAGGAATGTTTTTACTTCTCGGAGGAACTGGTGTAGGTTTTTCTGTTCAAAAACATCACATTACTTCTCTTCCTGAAATTAGAAAACCTAATTTTGAAAGGCAGAGAAGATATTTAATTGCTGATTCTATTGAAGGATGGGCTGATGCAGTTAAGATTTTACTAGAATGTTATACTGGTAAAAGGCTATCAACGCCTCAGTTTGATTATTCTGATATTAGACCTAAAGGTTCTTTATTAAAAACTAGTGGTGGTAAAGCACCGGGTTCTGGACCTTTAAGAGAATGTCTTGTAAAAATAGAAAATATGTTACAAGAAATGCCCGATGGTCACAAAATAAAACCAATTGAAGCACATGATATTATGTGCCATATTGCTGATTCAGTATTAGCAGGTGGTATTCGTAGAGCAGCATTAATTAGTTTATTTAGTGCAGATGATAATGAAATGTTATCTGCTAAAGTAGGACATTGGTGGGAAAAGAATCCCCAAAGAGGAAGAGCAAATAATTCTGCTGTTCTTTTAAGACATAGAATTGATAATAATTTCTTTTGGGATTTATGGAAAAGAATTAGAGCATCAGGTTCAGGAGAACCCGGAATTTATTTTTCTAATGATAAAGATTGGGGAACTAATCCTTGTTGTGAAATTGCATTAAGACCATTTCAGTTCTGTAATTTAGTAGAAGTAAATGTATCTAATATTGAGGACCAAGAAGATTTGAATAAAAGAGTAATGGCTGCTAGTTATTTAGCCACGCTTCAAGCATCTTATACTGATTTTCATTATCTTAGAGATATATGGAAGCAAACTACTGAAAAGGATGCTTTACTCGGTGTATCTATGACTGGAATTGCATCCAATAAAGTAGCATTATTAGATTTGGAACATGCTTCTTATTTAGTAAAGAAAACTAATGCTGAATTAGCAGAAGCAATGGGTATTAATCCAGCAGCAAGAACAACTTGTATTAAACCTGCTGGAACTACTTCATTAGTATTAGGCACTAGTAGTGGAATACATGCATGGCATTCAGAGTATTATATTCGTAGAATTAGAGTGGGTAAGAATGAAGCGATTTATTCTTATCTTAAAAATAACTTTCCAGATTTGGTTGAAGATGAATACTTTAATCCTACTGAACAGGCAGTAATATCTATTCCGCAAAAAGCACCCGAAGGTTCTATTCTTAGAAATGAAGAAGTGTTTACTTTACTAGAACGTATTAAGAGATTTTCTATTAGATGGGTTAATCCGGGACATAAAGATGGATTAAATAGTCATAATGTTTCTGCAACTGTTTCAATAAAAGAAGATGAATGGGATGGTGTTGGAGCATGGATGTGGATGAATAGACATTATTACAATGGATTATCTGTTTTACCTTATGATGGTGGAACATATATTCAAGCACCCTTTGAAACTATTAATAAAGAAAAATACGAAGAAATGTGTGCTAATCTTGGAGATATTAATTTAGATAACGTTATAGAAACTAGTGATGAAACAGATAGACAAGGCGAAATTGCCTGTGCCGGTGGTTATTGCGAGATATGATATTATGATTAGTATCAACGAAGCAATAGAATTGTTGAATTTTATTGATATTGATAATGATACTAAAATAAAAACTATAAAAATGTTAAAACTAACAGGAACATTACACCCCTTTTGGCGTGTAATAAGAACAACGCATGATGTAAATGATAGCAGAAGTTATCATACCATCATAAAAAATTTACGAGAGATGAAAGAATACATCGAAGCAAACGAAGAAGAATATTTTGAAATAAGCAAGCCGATAGATTGGGATTTACAAACCTATCTTTGACCGATTTGTTTATATGGGGTTTCGCGTAATGCGAAATCAATTGAGCAGGTTTCTAATGCTCATTAAAATACATAGGAGATGATAATATGGCTGATAAAGACCCAGAATACATTGAAACAAGTAGAGGAAGAATGGCTACTAAATGCCGTATATGCGGCGGTAGTTTGCTTTCACCTACTGAAATAAAGAAAGAAGTTCATAAGCACTGTGATGAAACAAGAACAGGAAGCACATATTCTATGAGGGGTTAAAATGGCAGATTTTGTAGAAGCGTTATTCGATACATTTGATGATTCTAGTAAAAGAATTAGCACTGAATTTGAATATACCTTTACTTACGAAGGTAATGTTAAATGGTCTAATCATCGTAATACAATACGTTTTAGAAGAGACGGTGAAAATTTTGATACCTCTTGGCTAACTCAATTTATGGGTATTCAAAGAGGAAGAACTGTTGATGGTATTCATCAATTTAAGATAGATGATTTTATTTTACATGTTGAGCGAAGAAATAAAACATATTATGTTATGGGTTCTTTATTAAATAAATCAGAGACAGTTCTATTGATTACTAGAGTTTTATATAAATCATGCTTTAGTAGGGATTTAACAGAGTTATTAGAATATACAATGAAAGCAATTTCATTCCCGACTAATGTAATGTATGCAATAGAAAATAGAGCGCCTTATAAGTTTGTAAAGGATTTAAATTGGGTAGAGTCAAGATTAAATGTTGAAGCAATTTCTATGACTGAATGTGCTATTGAAATTTCAGATGGTATTTGGGCTAATATATCTATTAAAGACCTAGATACATTTGTTAATGCATTTAAAGGGCAAGGTTCAAAACGTTCTAAGAAGTGGAAGAATTGTTCTCCTAAGAAATTATGGAAAACTCTAATGGGTAAAGAACCTAAAGAAACTGAATTGAATTTGATGGTTGAGTTTTTAGAACAGAATAGAACTCAAGAGATTGTTGAAAAGAGAGCAAGAGAACTAATGGATGAAATGTTAGTAGATTATCCAGACAGGATTAAAATCATAACAAAGTCAGACAGAACATACATGTTAGTTAAGGGTAAAATAACTGATTGGATTATTACAGATGAAGCATATAAAACACAAACACAAAAGGTTTCTACTTTCTTATTTAGTAGAGATGAAGATAAAAGAGGAAGACCTTTTGGTGATGGTTATTTATATCCTAAAGGCGGAATATGTATTGATAATGTAAGCACAACTTCTAGTGTTGGCGACCAATTTGCTGCGAGAGCATTTGCATTACTAAATGATAATATGACTTTACAATTAGTTAGCACCATTAGACCTTATGTTTATGATAAGAGTAAAGAAGTAATTTCAGATAGATTAGATTGGGATTACGATTATAGTAAGGAGGAATCAGAATGAAATGTAGTGAATGTAATAGTAGAAAATTTGAATATGATGAAAGATTACAGCAGAATTGTTGTATTGATTGTGGATTTGTAATGGTTGAATCAGCATTTGAAGAAACAGTTCAGATTAAATATGGAGATGATGATACTTTTAGGGCTGGAGATAAAGGAACTTTAGGTTCTCTTATTGGTGAATCGCAACCAGAATCTAAACACCTAAAAAGAGCATTAAGAACCACTAGAGCAAGAGTTCAATCTAATATATTTACAAAGAATGGTGAAAGAGAAGTAAGGTTTTATAACGTATTAAAGGTTCTTTTGTCTAATTATAATACGAGTAATGGTGAATCTATTAAAAGAATAAGTGATGATATTATAACTTATTTTAGGCGTTTAGATAAAAGTCATGATTTGAGGGGTTATACCAATGATGAAAGAGCAGCCGCTTTGAGTTACATAGTATTTAGAGAACATGGTTGGCCTGTATCTTTACATTCTATATCTAAACATTCTGATGTAGAAAGAGGTAGAGTTTCAAAGGTAGCAAGAACTTTTGCTAGAAAATTAGGTAAAACTACGATATTAAGTCAAGTTCCCTTTGTTTCTTGGTGTGAAAGAGAAGCGAATATTATGGGCGGAGAAGAGTTTGGAATTGCTATAATTAATATTGCACCATTAATGCAGAATTTTTTTATGGAATATGGCTTTCCACTTACTAGAGTTCAAGTAGCCACTACAATGTATTTGTGTAATTTATTGTGTGGTTTTAAATATACACAGAAAAATATCGGTAAACAATTGAAAACTTATCCAATTTCAATAAGAGATAGTTTACAAAGGATTTGCGCTCAATTAAATATTAAGCGCGATGATTTACTCACTATGAGTATGGATGATTTTATTAATGGAGTGTTTTGAAATGAGAAAAATAATGATTATAGGAGCAGGAGGAATTGGTAGTTTTCTAATTCCTTTACTAGATAGAACAGGGTTGTATGATATTACAGTGTTTGACCCAGATAAGGTTGAAACAAAGAATCTTACTTATCAAAACTTTAAGAAGGGTCATGTAGGACAAAATAAGGCTTTAGTTATGCGTCAAGAATATTCTAACGTAACACATGCTAGTCAATTTAAAGTTTTAACACCAAGTCAAATTAGCGGATATGATATTGTTGTTTGTTGTGCAGATAATTTAGATGTAAGAAGGCTTCTTTATCGTCAAGGTTTTGGTGAAGATACTAATTTAAAGTGGTTAGATACAAGAGCGCAAGGAAGAAATGGTGCTGTAATATCTTACAAAGTAGATAAAAATCTAGCAAGCACTCTTTTAGCCGGTAAAGAAGGTTCTTTTTCCTGCCAAGGAGAAAACTGGGATGGTAGTGCTAAGGGAGTAAATTATATGCAAGTGGTTGTAGCGGGTCTTGCTATTCAATGGTTACAAAATTACTTCATTGATAATGAAGTATTTGAATATAAGGTGGTGAATGCCTAATGGAATGGAATAATGAAATAAATGATATATGGAACTTAATACAGAAGACGACTAAGAATGTAACAGATTTATACCCTGTTATATGGAAAACTTCTATGGAGAATGATAATAGAGAAGTGCAAGTTGTTATTGATGCTAATGATAATATATATTCTTCAATAGGAAACCCTTCCTTTGTTGCATTTATGCAAGAACCTGTTGGATTAACATTACCTATTAAAGAATGGATTCATACGCATCCTTTTGGTAGTGCTTATTTCAGTGGAACTGATATTAGAACTGTAAGAACATTTGAACCAGTTATGGAAAGAGCAACTGTATTAGGTTTTAATCAAATAGCAACTTGGACTCCTTTGTTTCAAGAACCTTATGAACACTTTGTTTGGTTACATGAAGATGTAGATTATATTCATGGGGATGAGGAAGAATGAATGATTACAGATATGTATTTACAACATGTAATAATTGTGGTGTAATAACTTCATTAGTAGATTTACAAAACCATGAAGAGGCTAAATGGTCATGGTATGATAAAACAGATGATGTTCTGAGTTATAATTTTAATCAAGCAATTTGTTGTGGCACTGTTTCTAACGGAGCAGTATGTCTTCATTTTACTAACAACAAAGACATTTTAGAGGTGAAAGAATAATGTGTGGAGCAATACCTAGTCAATGTGATAAGTGTGGTCATTGGTATAGAATAGGAACTTGTAATAAGTGTAACAATTAATGGTGATAATATGAAAAGAGCAATCACAGTTACATTTCCTGCTCCATTACCTGCTACTATCAAATGTCCTATATGTGAAGGAAATAAATGTAAAGTATGTAAAATGTCTGGTAAAATAGACATTAAAGTAGATGCTAAAGTTCCAATACAAAGAGGACATATTATAAAATATATAGCAGATAATCTTAAAGATGTATCAGCAGAATTAACTAGAACTTATGGATTAACTCCAGAAGTAAATACAGTAGGTGTTCACGATACTGGTGAAGGAAACTATGAGATAGTTCAGTTTAGTAGTATTGGTGGAGCATGTTGGGTAGTATTTAGATTAGATGAAATAGAAAACCCAATGTATTTCTTTTCAAGACAAAAGTTAGACAGATGGAAAAAAGGTGGTTATGAATGAAAGAAGAAAATATATTAGCGAGAATTGCTAGAAACGCAAGTGAAGAATTAATAATAAAAGAAGGAGTATATTGGAATTTAAAAGTTCTAGATATACGTTGGTTTACTAACGGGCGACCAACTAAGAAAGGAGTCCGTATGAATATAGATGAAGGAAGAATATTATTTAATGCATTAAGGAGGATTTACGATGGTGAGCAAAAGAGAAGCGAGACAATTATTGAAGAAGAGTAATCCTGAACGTTCACATTCAACAAATGCTGTTTCTACGTTTGCTACTTTAGCAGATAAAATATTATTCTTATTTGCTAAGAAAGTAGAAAGCGAAGTAGATAATGTAGAAGGTAGAGGTTCTAGAGTTACATCTGAACATGTTACAAATGCTGCATTACATATGATGAGCATTATAGCAGAATTGGAGGAATTATAATGGGAAGAATCAAACAGATAAAAATAGCATATGAAGAAGGAAAGTCCGTAGAAGAAATAGCAAATAGTTTAGGGATAAAATATTCTGTTGTAAGGAAAATATTATCGAAGGTGAACGAATGACTCTAATTGCATTTTCAAGAATGATGCAAGCAGTAGAGCGTTCTACTCCTTCAAGGTCTGAAACTATTATTAAGGATAGTTGGGCTTCTTTCGATGACCCAGAACTATTAACTAAAATTATGGCTCTTGAATATGAACCTACTAATGTTGGTTCAACAAGAGCAAAGAAATGGGTTGCTAAAGCACTAGGATTATTTGATGATGAGTTAGATAACCTTGAATCTCTTTATGGTGACTTTACAGAGGGAATCTATTTAGATTCACAAAATAGTGTTGATTCTTCTATTACATTACGTGAACTAGATAATTTACTTTCAATGGATTGTAGTAGTATTTCCGGCCCCTCATACCGCCTGTTTCAAGAGGCATTATCGCGCATGAGTGGGGTTGAACGTAAGTGGTTCCTTCGTTTTTGGCTACGGAATCCGAGAAATGGTCTTAGAAAAGGTAATCTAGAAAAGGTGCTTAGTAAGATATACGAAAAGCCTCTAAAGCAAATTCGTAAAGATTTATCATACCATAACCTATCTGAAATTGTTTCATATTACATTATGAATGAACAACCTCCGGTGCTTCTATCCTTTGGTCAGTTTATCAAACCAATGTTAGCAAAACCCCTAGTTTCTAAGAAAAAGAAGTTCAAGGGTGGTATAGTAGATTACAAGTATGATGGTAATAGATACCAAATACATCGCAATAGAGAGTTAGTTATTATCTTCAATAGAAGGGGCAAAGTAGTTACGGACCAATATCCTGATGTTGTTGAAGATGTATTACAATGGGAACAAACATCATTTATATTAGATACTGAAATATATCCAATTAATCCTGATGGTAGTCCTGCTCCACATAAAGTTCTTGGAACTAGAGTTCATTCAAAGAATAAAACAGAAGCAGTAGAAAAGTGTCCTGTAAAGATGGTAATATTTGATGCTATGAAAGTTGGAGAAACAGTTCTTATTGATATGTCTTTAACTGAAAGATTAAATTATATTTCTGATTTCCCTAATCAAGCAACAAGATGGTTAGAACCGGAATCAAGAAAAGCCTGTTATAATCAAGCAATAGCAGAAGGGTTTGAAGGAATTATGATTAAAAATCCCGATGCTCCTTATGCACCCGGAAAAAGAAGTAATGATTGGTTAAAACACAAACCACCTCTAATTGAATTAGATGTTGTTGTTTTAGGAGTCAAATATGGTGACGGTAAAAGGTCAGATGTATTTGGTAGTTATTTAATTGGTGTAAAGGATGGTAATAATTTTCAAAGTATTGGTTGGGTCGGAAGTGGTTTATCCGATTTACAATTAATGAGTTTAACTAGAACACTTCGTAAGCACATAGAATCTTATGATAAAGGTATTATGTTTACATTACCTAGAGTTGTTCTAACAGTGAAGTCAGATTTAATATCTACTAATGCAGATGGAACTATTGGGCTTAGATTCCCTAGAGTTTCAGCAATAAGAGATGATAAACCAGTATCAGATATTGATACTATTGAAAGAGTAAAGGAGTTGATGTAATGGTAAAGGTAGGAGATTATACATTAATAGGTATGGACCCTTATACAATAGCAGACATTGTAGATGGAATTGCATATCTTAGAAAGATTTCAGAAACTAATAGAGGTAGGCATAAAGAAATGAAAGTTGAATTAGTGCCATATTTTGAGAATGGTGAATGGATTATACCCGAAAAACCACAGCATAGAGAACCTGCTGTAAAGAAAGTTAATATACCTACTTTACTTCGGGATGCCGTCGATTTACCTATTTCAAGACCGGCGCGACTTTTAATAAACGAAAACTTAGAATCTATATTAGTTAGTGCAATAGGTATTGCAGAAGAAAGAGCAAAGTATGAGGGTAGTAAAAAAATATATCCTAGACACTGGCCTTTTATAGAAATGAATTGGGAACATATGGATAGAAAAGCAACAAATATTGACTATGATTCATATATGGAGAGTGTAATCAATGGTGAAGAAGTGGAAGAAGAGGCTTGAATCATTACGAAATGATTACGAAGAAGTAACTCAATTTATTTTTATGGTGTATGGACCTTTTGGAGAAAGAGATTTTAAGATTTTAGAATATTCTTTGAAGGATATATTAAATGAAAAAGAATCATTTTATATTTTCGATGATGTAAACAGGAAAGATGCGGAGACATTTAATATTTTTGAAGGATTATCCTTTCAATTATTTGTTGGAGGAAAACTAGATGAATATACTCAAACAGCAATTACTAATACCTTAACAGAAGGTTTTAATTATTTAAGAATAAAGGCAGAATTTTATGGAGTTGTATCTTAATGTTTACCAAAGAACAACTTCAAGGAATTTTACTTTCATTACCGAAATGTGAAATACATATCAACCAAGCAAATAATATTGATATTGGTTATCGAGTGCGTCTAAGAATAAATTTTAGAGCCTCTTCTAGTGATTTCTTATTAGCCCTGCAAAGAACACTGACTCAATATGAGATTAAATCAACCTTCAAGGAAATAGAACACAAGAGTAGACCAAAACCTATTCTTAGAGTAAGTGGACATAAAGATGTTTATTTACTTTCTAAATTAATACCCGATTTACCAGATGCTAAAAACGAATGGAAGAAAAATCTAGAAATAATTGATATTGTTTCTAGTGGCCAGCATTTAGAATTGCCCGGTCTTGAAAGAATATTTGAATTAAAGGAAGTGTTAGGCTGAGTTTTTTAAGTGTGGCTAAAAGAGAAAAACCAATTATAATTACAGGAAAGGCTGGCACAGGTAAAACAACTAAAGCATTAGAAATGTTTGAGAATACTCCAACAATTCTTTATGCTAATGAAGTTGATTACTTAGATATATTTTCTATACCAACGGATGTTGGTTTCTTAATAGAAGATGTGCATTATAAACCTAAGACGGATAATATTATGAGAATAATAAATAATTACAAAGGACAAATAGTATTAACTTCTATGAATGAAAAAGATATTCCTGCTAAAATTAAAAATGCTTGTAAAAAGAAAAGAGCAGGAACTAAAACATTATTACAAGATTCTATTAAAGAACTGGCTCCACATTCAGATGAACCTAAGAATTATGATATTAGTGTATTTGATATTGTTAATCAATATCTTAGGTCTAAAAATAGGGATGATATAAGAGAATTATTATTGCTTAAACGCCCTCCTGATACTCAAATTCTAACATGGTTGAATGAAAATATTCACCCAAATAAAATATCATGGATAGACCATAGCGTAAAAAGAAAATGGAGTTCAGATTATTTCTATTCTTTACTTGCCTATACTCATAGCGGTGAACATTATACTAGATTACAATTCCCTAAGCGTCGTAGTTATAGTGAAATACCTAAAATTTGTAGACGTTTAGGATTAAAGAAAGAAGAAAGTTATTTACTTAGTCAATTGTTTAAAGATGAAGAATTTAAAGAATGGGCAAAAAAGAAACTAGATAATAGTCAGTGTAGATTATTAGGTCTAGGAGAAAAGAAAAGGCGTAAGAAAACTACGCCAATAGTAGCGGAGGTTTCGTTAAATGAATGGTAAACATTTCCAACCAAGTAAATCGAGAAAAAGAAAATTACAGGACAAATACATTGATTTTGCTTTGAGTTTATGGTTTGATATTAATAACGAAGAACCTTTCACAGTTAGGGAAATAATTTCCTTATTTATAGAAAACAAGAATTTATATAAATCTAAATTTAGATTAAGAAATATACCTACTACTTATGTAGTTTCAAGGTATGTTTCAACATTATCTTATGTATCTAGGGTAGATGATAATAAAGCATTATGGAAAATAGATGGTGATAAATATGTTATGGACAGAAAAGTATAGACCAAGAAGAGTAAATCAAATTGTAGGACAACATCAATTTGTAATAGATGCAGAAACATGGATTGAAAATAAAAACATGCCTAATGTATTAGCATATGGTAAAGCCGGAACTGGTAAAACTAGTGCTGCTATGGCTCTCGCTATTGAATTATTAGGTGATGATTTCAAAGATAATTTTTATGAAATTAATGCTAGTGATGATAGGCGATTAGAAATAGTTAGAACAAATATTAAAGAAATTGCACAAACTGGTAAGTATGGTGATGTTCCGTTTAAAATTATTCTTTTGGATGAAATGGATGGAATGACTAATGATGCCCAAAATGCATTGAAAAGAATCATGGAAAGATACAGTGAAAATATTAGGTTCTTTATTACATGTAATGATAGAAGTAAGATTATATTCCCATTACAATCTAGATGCGCTAACTACCACTTTAAGCCTCTTAATGATATGCAGATGAAGGACTTACTTTGTAATATTGCTAAGACAGAAGAAAACAAAGTTTACGACGATAAAGAAATGGAGGGATTTATATACACCCTTCGCGGAGATATGCGTAGAGGGATTACCCAATTACAGGCGAGTATTCACTCAAATACCCCTCTAAGTAAACAAATAGATAATGCTCTAGAAAAACCTAGAGAGATTTTGAATAAAATTGTTGATTCTGATTTGGATAGTGCATTAGATATGTTACATGATTTAATCTATGAAGGCAGAGATATTAAAAATATTTGTGGTGATTTACACGATTGTATTATAACTGCTGAAATGGAAGCACCAAAGAAATATAAATTATTGAGAGTTATTGGAGAATCTGAATGGAGAGCAAATAATATGACTCCAAGAGTTTTAGCATCATGGATGATAGGACAAATGAGGTGATTAAATGGATAAAGAACTTATTAGAAGATGTATTACTTATCTATCTATAATTGAATCAATGCAAAAATTAGATAATTTGTGGTATCAAAATGTATTTAAGAACCGCCCAGATTGGGAACAGGGATTACCCCAAACAATAGAAGATTTAAAACAACTACAAGAAGAAAAGGTGATTGGTTGAAGTGCTGCAATAAACCAATGTCTATCCTCCATGTGGAGGAAAAACCACTTAATGTCGTATTTATATGCGAATTTTGTGGAAGGCAGTATGAAAGCAAAAAGAAAAAAGAAAACAGGAATGTGATAAAATGGACATGAATGAAAATATAAAAGAACAAGTGAGAAAGGCTTCAAGCCTTTTAGGAATGAATGATGAAGAGGGCATGGAGAAGTTTATGACTATCGTAACAGATAATAACTTAACTTTACCTAATGATGAAGCATTGGCTTTAAGCCTATGGCGACAATACTTTATGAGCGCAAAAACATCAAAGACGACAGAAAGAAAGGGAAATACAGGTTCTCTTGTAAAGAAATGTTTTGGTTTCTTTATCAGTATGGATGAAGCAAGAAACATTAATGAAAACCTTAGAAACCGTCTTTTGGCAGAATATCGCCGTGATGCAAATGCTACATTAAGTAGTGGAAAGATTGCTATTGCAGAAGAACAGGCAGATGGTAAGTTTAATATTACTAGATACCATAATGATGAAGAACAACAGATTACTAAGGATAGTATGCCTTCTGGTAATGTTGAAGTAGAAGATGGAGTATATCTAATTGCTTTGGATAATAATAAGACAAAGTATAATTCAATGGATAAAAACCCTTCATATGGTTCTCCTTTACCTGAATTTAATTGGCGTAGGTCTGGTATTTTCGTAGGAAAGGTAGATGGTGGAGATGTTATGGTTTGGAACTTTTCATACCGTAATGAAGCCTGTAAGAACTTTAATGCAGGAACTTTCAATTGGGTTCACTTTGATGCTATTCCAAATGATAATCAACGCCTTAATGGATTTACAGATGGAACATACAATAGTTTGAAGTTCAATACAGATTTAGATACTTCTGATGAAATGTATATTGATGTATCTTCTCAAAACTTTGTTAGTATTCTAGCAGAAACTAATCCCGATAAGGTTGTTACTCTAATGGAATTAGAGCGAGTTCATCAACAAAACCAAATGAAGGATTGGGGAGAGCGTTATGTTATTACAGATGGTAGTGTAGTTAATATTAATATGAAGGCTACTTCTAATGGAAATAGGATTCTTTCTATTACAGACCTAAATTCTGACTTTGATTATGAAGGGGATTCTTGGGGAAGCACTACTTGTTGGATTCCATCTGAAATGAATATTGATTTTGGAATTGGTTCTCAAGTATTAATCGTTGGAAGAACTTCTCAGGGAACTGATGAAAATGGTATGTTAAGGCCAGTAAGTATTAATGTTTCAGGATTATATGTTCTAGAGCGTCGTGGTTCTGTATCTTTTGATGTTCCACAAGATATTGAGGAAGATACTGATTGGTTTAGTGTTTAAGGTGATTAAATGACTACTATTATTAAAGAAGATAATTTTATCTTTGACTTGAAGGAGGTGGAATTTATTACTTGGTCACATAATCATGATGATGGCCGATGGTTCATTAAATTCCACTTACCTTCTGGCAAAGAATGTAGAGTTAAAGTTGAAGAGAAGCATGAAGTAGATGATATTGTTAATAAATGGAATGCAATTAAAGATGGTGAATATGATGAGTTGGACGACTAAAAAGGATAATGATACAGCAGTAGATACAAATGTTATTGCAGAAGCAAAGAAAGTTACTTTCGATGCTAGGCAAAAACGTTTTAATGAGAGTTTTAAAGAGTTGTTGAAGCAACAACAAGAAAAGAAAACTTCTCGTCTTGTATTAGGTATTTGGGGCGAACCAAAGACCGGTAAAACTGGAATAGCATTAGATTTTCCTGAAAGACCTATTAGGGTTTTAGATTGGGATAGGGGCGTTGAATCTACATGGCGCGAATGCCATGATGCAACAGATAGAATACAGATATTTTGTCCTATTGTTATGAATGCAGATAATCAAATTGATATTACCAAAAGCGAAGATAACTCACATGACTTCGTTAGATATGTAAGGCAGGAGATTCAAGATGGATTGGACCCTATTTTTATTATTGATGGTGTTGATACTTGGTTTGATTCTTGCATTTACAAAGTTAATCCTAACCCTACAATCGTAACAAAAATGATGCCGTATCAATACGGTCCTAGAAATAAAACATTTTATCATTTGTTAGAAGCAATTTATAATCTAGATTGTGATGTAATTTATATTACTCACGAAATGGAACGATATGTAGATAATGCACCTGTTGGTGTTCAACCTGCATGGAAAGATTGGGGTGGAAAACTAGAACAAGAAATACATTGTTATAGAAAGAAACTTAAGGGTCAAATATTATATCAAGCAGAATTAGTTGGTAGTAGAACTAACGGTAACTTAGTTGGTAAAGTATGGACTGTAAGAGAAGGTTCTCCACCTAAGATTGTATGGAACGGAATACCTGAATTACAAGAAGGCAAGATATAATGGATATAAATGAATATCAAAGAGTTGCATGTGAAACTGCTATCTTTCCTAAAGATAAAAGTTTAATGTATCTTACTTTAGGTGTTTGTGGTGAAGCCGGTGAAATTGCCGAAAAGGTAAAGAAACATATTAGGGATAACACATCGCATCATCAATTAAGAGAATCATTGATTCTTGAAATAGGTGATGTAATGTGGTATCTCGCCAATTTAGCAGATGCTATACATGTTGATATGGAATGGATTGTTATCCAGAATATTGAAAAAATTAGAAGTAGAATGGAAAGAAATAAATTACAAGGTGATGGTGATAATAGATGAAATTTAATTGTGATGCAAAGGAACTTATGGACGCAATAGAATCAACAACATTAAAAGGTAAATACAAATATGGTGACGGATTAAAATCTAAATCTATTGGTGACTACTGTTATATGAAAATAACTGGTAATGAATTAACATTACATAATTCAGATAATACAACAGCAGTAAGAGTAAAGTTAGAAGTGGATGGTAATGAATCCGGTCAATGCACAGTAGAAATATCTAGAATGATTAAGTATTTGAAGAATATTAATGGTAGTATTACCTTTACTAAGACAGACCATATTAAGATTAATTCCGGTAATGCTAATGTAAGTTTACCCGTCGTGGTTGTTCACCCTAGTATAGATATGATTACAAAGCATGAAAATAGAATTAAAGATATTGAGTTCGGAACTCCTGAATATTTACCTGCTTGGGGCAAAGTAGAATACGAAGCAGGTATTGGTTTAAATTCTAAAAATATTCAAGAGACAATGAAAGCAGTTGAAAGTGTAGGTTCTGGTGTATTTAAGTTAGATTTTGATGGCGAATCATTAACTATATCATCATCTAAATTGAATGAATCTTATTCAGAAGTCCTTGAGTTTGGTGAAAAACTATGGGCTGCTTATGGAGAAGAAGCAACAGTAGAAGTTGTATTACCATTTCATAATTTTTATGATGGTATTTTTATGATGTATTTGAAGGATGAATGTCCAATTTTGTTTGATGATGGAAAGTGTTCTATTATTCGTGCGCCTTATATGGGGAATTAATATGATAGTTTGTTATACTGATAGTGAAAATATTATTCGTCTTAGATGGAGAGATGAAGAAGGTAATAGAAAATCAGAAGATGTTTCTGACTTTAGACCTTATTTCTTTATTAAATCAGATGAGATGGAATATCCTTATTATACTATTAAACAGGGAAGGACTAAAGTTGCAGTTAATTATCAATATGAACATGGCGATTGGGTTAATCTTAATGGCCAATCTTTAAAGAAAGTTATAATAGAAAAATCATATGATATGAAAACTGCTAAAGCAAAATGGGAAGATACTTATGAAGCAGATGTTAAATTTCATTATAGATATTGTGTTGATAAATTACATGATATGCCAGAATATAAATTAAAGAAATGGTATTGGGATATGGAATGGTTGCCATCAGAACATGAACATGGTGATGCAATTACTACAATTGTAATGTATGATAATTATACAGAAAAATATACTACTTATGTTTGGTTTCCAGAAGAACGTCTTGTAGAATTTAGTGAAGATATTAGAGTTTTCAATACTGAACAAGAACTTTTACTGGCTTTTGCTGGCGATATGATGAAGGCTGACCCCGATATGCTTATTGCATGGTTTGGTCTTAAATTCGATTTACCTAAATTAATAGAAAGAATGGCTCATAATAGTATTGACCCTAGAATATTATCCCCTTATCATGAAGTTAAAGGTGTTGGATTTAGAAATAGTAAGTTTACTATTGGTAAAGTAGTAAATAATTACGGACCTATTCAACAACCTATTCGTGGTCGTATTACTCTAAACTTAGATTTGGCTTTTGAAAGACAATGGAATGATGCTCAAAGAGGAACACTACCTTCTCTTTCATTAGATTATATTTCTACTGAAGTTTTAGGTGAAAAGAAATTAGTGTCTGAAAAGTTCCCAGATAAAAATGAGTTTTTCTTGAGGGCTTGGTTAGAAGATACAGAAACTTATCTAGATTATGCAAAGAAAGATGTTGAATTGATGGTAAGGATTGATGAGGAAAATTACACTTCCGAAGCAATTTTATCATTACAACGATTACTAAAAGCACCTTTTGATGCATGTTTTTATGCTAGTAATATGGGAAGTATTTATTTTATGAGAAATGCTACATGGAAAGCACCAACTGGAAAGAAGGTAGAAAACCGTGTTGAATATGAAGGGGCTATGATTTATGACCCACTTTCTGAAGGAACTAACGGATTACATTTTAATGTGGCTGCTTTTGATTTTGCAGGTCTATATCCTTCTATGATGGTAGCAAGAAATATTAGTTGGGAAACAAAGAGTGTAAATCCTACTGAATTTGCTGTTAATATACTTACACCTAGAGATTTCTCAGAATGTAAGCATAAATCTATGTTATATTACAAAACAGATAAATTAGGATTATTACCTTCCGCAGTTCTAGAATTGAAAGAATTACGGAATGACTATAAGCGTAGAATGAAAGAGGCTTATGTTAAAGAAGACAAAGCAGAATACGCTAAATGGAATAACAATCAAATGGCCGTGAAAAGATTAATGGCTTCATTTTATGGAGTTACTGCTTTTCAAGGGTTTGGTTGGGCAGATGTTGATATTGCTGCATCAATAACTGCTAGTGCTAGAGAAGCAATAAGAGAAGCAGCATTTAAAGCAAAGGAGATGGAATAAAATGGAAAGAATAACACAATATGCTAAATGCATGAGATGTGATAATGAAACAATGATACTTGAATCGAATACACAACCACCATATGATGAAAGAGCATTTTGCTCGGAATGTGGTCATACTGAAATTAGATATGCCTTTGGCGCATTTATTTTCAATAGTGCGGTAATACCTATCAATTCACCTTTTATTACATCGTTTGAAGATTATATAAATTCAGATGAAAGTATAGAAAAGGTAAAGATGTTTGTTGAATCATTACAGATGTTAGAAGTTAAAGAAGAGGAATAAATATGGATGTAGTTTACGGACATACTGATTCTATTTATGTAAAAATTGATTCCGTTGAACAAGCACAAGAAGTTGTTGAAGAAATTAATGAACATGTTAAAACTAAATTTCCAAATGTTTTAGGTTTAGAGGAACACCCAGTATCTTTAGAGTTTGAAAAGTATTATCAAACATTAGGCGTAGGCACTACTAAAAATAGGAATGCTGGATTAATTTCGTGGAAAGATGGTAATTGGTTAGAAGAACCAGAGTTTATCATGACTGGATTTACTGCTAAAAGAGTATCTATTACTCCATTAGCAAAAAGAACACAATTAGATGTATTAAGAATGTGGGTGGAAAATAAACCTAAATCAGAAATAGTATCTTATTGTCGTTCTATTTATAATGATGTTCTAAAGGGTGATATTGAACTTAGCGATATTACTATGAGAACTAGATATAGACCAGAAAGATTTACGATGAAATGTAATGGTAATATTGCTAATGGTTGGAATACTAAGAAATGTAAAAAAACTATTACTTACGATGAAGCAATCAAATTATCTGATTTACAAAATAATGGTGCAACATTAAGATGCCCTGATTGTGATGGTAGTTATTGGACTACATTGGAAGGTAAAAGGCTTTCATTAGGAAGTGCAACAGAAGGTGCTGTAATACATGATATTATTAACCCTGATAATAAGATTACTGACTCATTTCTTTATATCAAAATAAGGAATTCAAATATTGTATTTACCAATCCTTTAAATGGTTTACCTAGAGAAGCAAAATATATTGCATTTAAGACAGTAGATGAATTACCAAAATATGAACCTGATTGGGCGCATTATGCTGAATCAGTAGTTAAGAAATCTGAACCAATATTCAGAGCAATGGAATGGGATATTACAGAAATAAAATTAGATAATAAACAAAGAAGTTTGGATGAGTGGTTTTAATGAAATGGTATGAAAAATTTACAAGTAAAGAAAAACCAAAAGAATCCGAAGAAATAAAAGAACTCAAAGAAAGAGTTAATAAACTACATGCTAGAATTGTGCATATGGAACAATTCATAAATAAATTAAAAGAGGCGATGAAATGAAAGAATACACATATCAATGGAATAGTGATTGGGCAGATGATGAATCTAAACCAATACTTAAGATTACTAAATCATCATTAGGAACATTTAATTGGTGTCCTAAGAAATATGAATATAATTATATTCAGAAATTACCACAAGACCAAACAGAAGTTATGATTAAAGGTAATATTATTCACAATAGTCGTGAAGATTTCTTTAATAAGTTTGATGTAGAAGAAGCGAAAGAAAAGACACCCGACGAATTATTGATGTATTGCACTACTCTTCATCCTATTGATGAATATCATGATGTGTATGAAGTAATGGCTGCATTTGAAACTCAAAGATTTTTAGAATCTAAGGAACAAGACACATTAGATAATTTCTTACCTGTTGGTAATGAAGTAACATTAGATGCTGAAATTGTAGTTCCTAGAAATGTATCTAAGAAATATCCATTATTGCGAGATTATACAGTTCATTTACAAGGTATTATTGATAGGGTATTCAAAGAGGGTTCTTTTTATATGCCTATGGAATTGAAGACCGGTGGATGGAAAGATAGTAAAAGAACTGATATGCGTAAAGAAATGGCATATTATAAACTATTATACGAATCCTCTACTGATGAGGAATTGATTTCTAAGGGATTAGACCCTAATATTGATTTCAAATACTGGGCATGGTATTATCCTGCTTCTAATCACTTGACTGTTGAACCTTGTAAAAAGCGTAGCACAACAGCAGTATGGGATTCTATTGCTAAATTAATTAATGCATATGAAAGTGGTTTATTTGCTACTAAATTTTATGCACCTACATGTGGACAGTATTGTTCATATTTTGGTATATGTGAGGGGGTGAATGATAATTGGCTCTAATAGACAATAAAATAAACGAATACTTAACAGAAAAAACTTGGACTTTTGCAGAGATTCAAGATATTGAAAGAACTGTAACTAACATTTCTGATTCAATATATGAAACAATGAAACCAAAAGACAAGTTAGATTTAGTTTGGGACACCATAGTAAATAATGCAGATGGTGAAGAGTTTAGTAGGATTTTCATAAAACAGGTAAAATACCAAATTAAGGCAATAGTAGCCGAAGGTATTAAGAACCATTTACAGAATGCAGTAATCACATTCCCGAAGGAGGGTGATACTGATGAAAAACCTAAGCAGAATAAGTGATATTAATTCAAGTATGAATAGTTGGGATAATGATGAAGTTTCCGAGAGAAGTATGGGCTGGTAGTCATATTAAAAATGCACCACAATTTAAAAGATTAATTGTGCGTTCAAAGGATGAATATGTTAATTGGGTCAAGATGTATAACACTAGAATGAATTGCTATACTAGTGTTTATGATTTTGATAAGTTTCATATTAATTCTAAAGTAGATAGTTCTGTTATTTTAGATAGAGCATTTTTAGATTTTGATTCACACGATAGGCCGTTAGAAGAATCGTTTTTAGATGTTAAAGAAACTGCTAGATATTTTTATGAAAATGATTATGTATTTAAAATGTATTTTAGTGGTAAGGGTTTTCATATGTTTGTTTACGGTGAAGTAGCAAATGATATTAGGCAGATTCAATCCTTTTATCAGCAATTAGTTAATCACTTAATTGAATTTAGAAAGAATAATAATCATGATGAGCGACCTACTTTAGATAGTAGTGGAATACAAACTAATAGGTTAAGAAGGATTCCTAATACAATGAATCTAAGTAGTGATTCTAAATTAGGAGATGAACAAAATCCTGTTCCATTTTATTGTATTCCTTTAGTTATGTCTGATATGATTAGAGATTTAGGTGCTATTTTATATGATGCATTATCCCCTAGAGGAATTAAAAATAATATTGGAAATACTTTAGTTAAATGGCCGGTAGTCACTACGGTAGAAGCAGCAGATGTAGAAGTAGAAATACCTGAATCGGTAGGAAAGATTCCTTTATTACCTTGTATTCATAACGCTATTATGGTAGAAAATCCTAGTCATGAGGCAAGAGTATATCTTATTCAATGGTATAGAGATATATTAACGATGGGTGAACGTATTATACCATTTGAGAAACAAAAAGAAATTACCCAAATTATTATGGGTGAAATAGAATCAATCGCTGAACAAGATAATGTTTGGTTAGATTGGGATAAATACACTACTCTTAAATATGTAAGAGGAATAGTAAACGGTGGTTACAATGCTCCCGGTTGTAAAACGAAATTAATCCCACAAGGATATTGTATTGGAAAATGTTGGAGGTATGCAGAATGAGACAAACAAAATTAACAGAATTTGGATTTAGAATAATTAGACAAAGAACATTAGAAGAATTTGGATTTATAATAGAATAAGGAAGTGATTAAAATGACTGATGAAAATAATGATAAGAAAAAGGATTGGAAAGACGTAATGGATGATTTAGATAAAAAACGTGCTAGGGGTGAATTTGCTAAAAAATTCAATCGCAAACACAAAAAGGGTTTTGGTTCAAGACATAAGGGAACACCTAAAGGAACTTGTATTATGTGTGGGAAAAGAGTTTCTCCATATACTAGAATAATAGAACCAATGACTAATCTAACCTATTGTCCGACTTGTGCAAAACGGAGAGGAATTAAATGATTACTATTGATGACCGTGAAAAATCAGCATTAAAGGAATATGTTATTTCTGAGGCTACTAGATTAAATATGCCCTATAAAATAGAGCGATTAAAGGTAGGAGATTATGTTCATGGTGAGTGTTGTTTTGAAGCAAAATCAACACATGATTTCTTGGCTTCTGCAATTAGTGGAAGAATATGGAATCAAATAGATAATATGGATAGAAATTATCAAAATAATGTAGTTATTATTTATGGTGAAATGAAGGATGCTTTGACTTATACTCAACATTCATTCAGTAAGATGCCAGAAAGAAATAGGCAAATTATGTTAAGAACTAAATTTTATGGTGCTATGGGTGCTATGGTTTTAGATTATGATGTAAAACCGTTTTGGGTTCCTAATGTAGAAGAAGCCGCAAGAATAATAACTAGTATTTGTAAAATGAGTAAAGTAGAAAGAGTAATCAAATCACCAAAAATAATTAAAACTCTAACATCTACTGATATGAGAATAGATATACTCTCAACTATTAAGGGTGTAAGTCCTGCAAAGGCAAAACTATTATTAGAAACATTTGGTTCTATAATGGAAATTGGTGAAGCAACAACAGAAGAAATTGCTAGTTTACCTAAGTTTGGTAATACCGTAGCAGAAAGAATAATTAACGCATTAAATACAGAAGAGAAGGTGAGAATATGAGTGAAGAATACGATGATGATTTATATTACTATGAAGAAGTTTATGAAGATAAACCAGTTGAAGAAAGTAAATTACCTGCAATTGTAGAAGATTGGGTTAAATCAGCAACAGAAGTTTCTAAGAAGAATCCTGTTCCTGCTACAATGTTATTCTATAATATTCTAGGTGATATAGTAAAAGATATGGTAGCATTACCAGTCGGTAGAAGTATTGAAGATTGTAGAATACATGTTCTTTGGCTTCAAACTTCAGGTTCAGGTAAATCAGAAATGTATAACTTCGTGGGTCCAGTTGTTAGAAGGCTTTATGAGATTATGGAAGAAACTCAAGGTAAAAGATATGATATATTCGATTTAGATGACTATACAGATGGAACACTTATTGGTTCTTTCAAACCAGTAGAAGTAGAAGAAACAGATGATGAAGGTAACATTCGTAGAGAAAAGAGAATGGAACAGGTTAATGGAGCATTACATGGTCAAGGTTTGGCTTATTGGGATGAGTTTGAATATTCTGGAGTATTTAGTCAATCACAGCATAAGCAAAATGTAATTGTTTATTTGAATACTTTTATGAATAGTTTGCATGGACAAAATTGGCAAATCAAAAAGAAACTTACTCATTCAGAAAATACTTTAGTTTGTGAGTGCAGAAGAAGTTCATATGCTACTTCTTATATTCCACACAATCTTTCTACTCTAATTGCAGAAAAGGGAGTATTACAAAGAATGTTAATATTTGTTAGAGAAGTGGATGAAAAAGAAATTAGAGAAATGCGTCGAATGGTTATTAGGTCAATGGGTGTTATTGAAGATAGAGCAACACCAATTGAAAAATATGCTTTAGCATTTAATTCTATTTATACAGAAGTGTTAGAAAGATTTAATGAAGTAAATGAAGACCCCCTACAAACTTTAGAATATCCGAATGAAGTAAGAGAAGTTATAGAACAACAATATTATCAGATGGAAGAGTTTATTCATAATGCTAGACCAGAAGTTAAACACGCTGCTAAGAGTTTTATTTCTAGATTATTGGTTATGATGTTTAGATTATCTGCTCTAAATTGTATTGCAGAAGCACCTAGTATAAGTGATGAAAAAGCAAAATGGATTGTTAAACCACGAAATGCGCTTCAAGCAGCGAGAATTGTGCGACAGAGTTATATGTCGCTTGTATCATGGCTAGACGAAGCACTTAAGCAGGAACATAAGTCAGTTGTTGAGAAAACACAGGTTGCTAAATTTAAAACTATTTATCATGGTATGAATAAGGATGATGAAGGTTTTGCTCATAAAAAACTTCTATTAGATACTTTGAGGAAAGAAACCGGAAAAGGACAAGCAACAATTTATCGTTGGTGGAACGAAGAAGCATCAAAACACTTTGAAGAAAAAAGAATCGGTAAAAGTTATTATGTTAGATTAGAGGTGACGGAATGAAGTGGGAAAATAAATATATTGTATTTGACGCAATAGATGGACCTAAAGTTATTCAAGAAAGTTTAGATACTTTTGGGGATGAAGGTTGGGAATTAGCAACAATGATTACAGTAGCAGGTGAAAAGATTGTAGCATTCCTTAAACGTAGGCATGATATTGTTGAAGAAAAAATTGATGATAAAGCAGAAAAATTAGCAAAGTTATGGGGTAATGATAAATGAGTGTTCTAGCCATTGATATAGAGACAAAGAATATGTCTCATGAAATCGGTGGCTGGAATAATACTCATATGTTTCAAGTATCTACTGTTGCTACTTGGGATGGAAATAAAGGCGTTGTTTATGTTGATGAACCCGTTGATTGTTTTGCTAAAACTGGAATAGAAGTAAAACCTCTATCAGTTCTTAAATATGATTTAGATGAACATTATGAAAATGGTGGTCGTCTTTTAGGTCATAATATTGTTTCATTTGATTTACCTGTTCTAAGAGATTCAATGGACATATATTGTATCAGAAAGTATATGCAAAAGAAAGCATATATTGATACAAGTTCTTCATTAGTTTCAGGACACGGTAAAAGAATTAGATTAAACAATTTAGTAAAACATTCATTGGGGGATTCAAAAACAATGGATAGTGCAGATGCTCCCCTTTTATGGAAACAAGGAGATTTTAATACAGTTACAGAATACTGTCTTAAAGATACACAACTCGTCTATGACTTATGGAGATTTGGTCAAAAGAATGGCTATGTATCTGCATATGATATAGATGAAGAGATTAAAAAACAATATGAGGTGAAATGGAAATGAGTGCATGGAGTTGGTTAGGCTTACTATTATACATAATGCTTATGGCAGTATTTTTCTTTGCGGCCTTTGGAACATCAAATATGTCCGAAGATAGCATTGACGAATATATGGATAAATTGATTAGAGAGTCCGGTAATAGATAATGTCTTTAAAATGCGATTGTAAGTATTGTGGTCTTACTACAATACCTAAGAGAATACAAGGCATTTATGTTGGTTCGACAGAAACGATAAAATTATGGGAATGTCGAGAGTGCTTTTTTGTTTGGTCAGAAAAGAATCCTCTCGGAATGCCCGTTTAAAAATTTTTGAATTTTTTACAGACATTTTTTAGTATTTCTATATAGAAATACTAATTTCAGAATAATTAGGGGTTATTATTTCATTTCTATTAGCCGACGGCGAGGGTATTTAAATCGGCAATTTATTTCAAAAATATCAATCTCAAAGACAGAGAAACCGCCTCAAAGGATGCCCTAAAACGTCGCTCAAGACACCCCTTGAAATTAGTAGGGGTCCGGTCCCCCTTGAGCATTCAACGGCCTCTAAGACCCCCTCAGAGGCTTGTATTTTAATCACCATAAGATAGAAATAAAATAAATGCTGCAATTAGAAAAAGAAACAAATTTATTGTTATATAAACAACCTTAGTTTTAGTTTTCATGTAGAACTCACTATAAACCAACCGTTCTGTAAGTTACCTAAACCATTAGCATCAGTTAAATTATTTTTATCATAACTAATATAAGCGCATAAAGTAACACAACCCATACTAGGCAAAGTCAAAACATTAGAAGTTCCAATCATAGCATGAGTAGTTTGAGCAAAATCAATTTCATCACCACTTGCCGGAGAAATAATAGCAGAAGCAGATGTAACATTTTTAATTATAATTATTTGTCCTGTATTTACAGTAGAACTACTTGTTGCTGGTAATTCAAAAAAGTTATTTGCAGAGTTTCTAACATCAGGTATTTGTATATAACCATGCATTAATTGTCCTTTAGTTCCTGTTGGGCCAGAAACTAACATTCCTCCACCCGGAGTCATATATGTATGAGCGCGACCATCAGTCATTGGAGTAATCATTGAACCTGAATTATCGAATTTTAATCTTTCAGCCGCAGCAGCACCACCGGACATTGTTTTTAATGTTAAAGAAAAATCTTCTGAACCTCCTGTTGTATCAGTAATTGCAGTTTCTATTGTAGCACCAATTTCATTATTTCCTGCTGATGTTTCTACTTCAAATTGTATTCCAACACCTAAACCAGTAGCGGGAGTTCCTGATGTTTCTTCTGTAATTTTTAATGGGAATACAACTGCATTAGTTGTTGAATCGCTATTTACTACTTGTAATGCATTATCAGGATTATTTGTATTTATTCCTACTTTACCATCGGAAGTAACTCTTAATTTTTCAGTAGCAGCACCAGACGAACCAGTAGATAAAATTAAATCTGTTGCATTAACACTACTACTAAATGTATCTTGTGCTATTGCTTTAATAGAAGCAGAAACTTCTGTTGCATCTGAACCACTACCTTCTACTGGCGCAGAAAAATTAATTCTACCTAATTCATCATTAGCAACAATAGTAGTTTCTCTTGTTTCAATTGATATTTCACCCGCAGGTGCGGTTCCTGTTCCTGTTAATCCTCTTACACGAATACCTGACCCTTCAACCATTAATTGAGTGTTAAAAGCATCAACTGTATCTCCATCAACAATAGAACCAATCATTAAAGTTCCATCTTCTGTTCCATCCGTTTTATCTAAAATTCTACCAAATATACTTGTATAGTCAATATTTTCAGGTGAACCAGCATCATTTTTTCCTCTAGCATCTATTCTCAATGTAAAATCATTATCTGCGGGTGATGAAGAGTTTCTAAAAAATACTAAATCTGGTGCAGTTCCAGTTCCCGAATCTGTATTTATTAGTGTTAATCCTGCATCTGTTGTTCCAGTTGTTGTTCCAGTAATTTGCCCAGTAACAGATAAATCTCCTGTAACTGTTGTTGCTCCTGCTCCAGTTATACTTAATTTAGCAGAATCAGAATTATTTCTAACTTCAAAAGCAGTATTAGCATCATCACTACCTAATCTTGCTACAATTTTTTTATCTGCATCTGTATTATCAATAATAAAATCTCCACCAGCAGTAGGAACTTCTACGGTAGTCCCACCAGAAGCAGCAGTTATTTTACTCATTTCAGTATATCCAGAATCATTATAACCTATACTTAAACTATTTTCAGTTTTATTTACAGTAAGATATTGAAGACCAACATTTGCTGTTCCATTGTGTGTAACAACAGCAATAATAGTATCTCCTGCTGTATATTCTGGAACTTTATTTACAGCAGTAGGATTCCTAATTCTAAGAACATTTGAACTATCTACTACTAATAAATGATAACCATTAGTATAAGTAGAACTTAAAGCCATATTATTTACTGCACTAATTGAAACTTTATTACCATCTCTAAAAATAACACCTGCTCCTACGTCAATTTGTGTTGCACTATCAATTGTAATATCAAATCCACTTATTGCATAGTTTTGACCTAAACCATCAGAAAGTGCTTTAATAATTCCTGTATGTGGAAAATCAACACCATCCTCTATTTGAGCAGTTGGTGATGTTGCACTTTTACTGTATTGATTAGGGTTACTTACCATATTATTCGACCTCCGCCACTAAAGTAATATCTATTGTATCTGATGTAGTAAAAGGCCCTAACGCATCAAAGTTGAATCTAGCAACCATAACTGTATCTGTTGTAACTGCCGTAGAAATAGTATCTGATACTGATAAAGCCATATTTGTTTTTAGAGTATTAAAATGAACCTCATTTGAGGGTAATGTAGCAAATATACCAAACTCCCTTATTGTTTCACCATTTAGAGAATTAAAAGTAGCATTGAAATCAACTACATTTTCATCGGATAATACTGACGAAAATGATGATGAAGATGCAACAACCGAATCTAAATCATTACTAGATGGGTTAGTGCTATCACCACCATTACCTACTTTCGCGGTTGTAGTAAATGTTTTTAAAAACATCGCCATTCTTCGTTTTGTTTCTTCGGTTATCATAGATTTATCTCCTTTAATGTAGTAGTAGTAGAACTAGTTCCTCCGGTGAATCCTAATGTGGCGGTCCCTATATTTAATGTTTGACTGAAACCTAACACGAATGAACCCGCAGAAGTAGTTTTAGTAATTATTAATTTGATTGGTTTTACTCTATATTGTTCAAGATTGATAGCAGTTTCTTCATTTTCTTTAAAAGTTTGACCTCTAATGAATGCTCTTGACTTTTTATTATCAATCAATATCTCTGCAAGTTTAGCCTGTAAGCCGGCATTAAAAACACCTAATTCTAATTGCATAGGCCCAATTTCATATTTTATACCCAAAACCAAATATTCGCCTCTAACTATTCCATTATATTTAGATTCAAAATCTACTACATCACCAACTCTTAAATATTTTAATTTATCAGTTCCTAAAGTTACCGTAACTCTTTTACTATTTTCTGTGTGTTGTTTAAGTAATCTTCTTGCCTCTGTATTTACTTCTTCTTGTGTAGTTAAAGATTCATCAGTAACTTCTAAAGTTTTAATTCCAAATTTTTTAATTCCTTTTATATCACGAACTCTAGATTTAACTCCCCTTCCATAAACATTAATATCATTATAATAATCAAATAACGAATTTTCTCTACTTACACTAGTAATTTTATAATCTGGATTTTCATCTGTTATGAATGCTCTAGTAAAATTAGAACTATCTGATATTTTAGTTAATGAAATATTATTACCATCAAAATCTAATCTTTTATTTTTTAATCTTGCTAAGAAATTAATTGCTGAATAAGCATCTGCTCCTTGAAAGTTTGGTCCTATAAAATACTCAAATTCAGGAGTTGTATTATCAAATTGTATATTATTTCTTTCTAAAATATCATTAATTATATCTTCTGCTTCTAATGCAATACTAACTGAACAACCAATTTTTGCTTTAGTTGATTTTCTTAAGGAAATGGGTCTAGGTGATGTAATTGTAAAAGGAGTTGAAAAGGAAACTATACCAACCTGCCGTTTAAATTTAGAACCGAAAGTTAGAGTAGGAACTGTATAAGTTGCTGTATCAGGAAAATCATTATTACTAGAATTTTTAGATGCAGTAAATAAATCTATTCTTAAATTTTGTTTATATTTTTCATTACCATCAGTTGTATAAAAAGTATAATTACCCTCACTTAATCCTGTTCCAAAGAAATTTTCAGGACTTCTAACGACATAATCATTTCCATCTCCTAATCTATCAGAATCTACAACGACATACATTGATAATACTCCTTCCTGATAACCAGAAACTACACTCCT